AAACTTTTTTGTTTCTAACTTTACTTGTTTTCCAGGAGTTTCTTTAGAATATTTAGGAGCACCTGCGGCTAAAATTTCATCATTGAAACCTTTGACTTGTGTGCCTTGATGGTTTTCTTTGTTCAATTCTTTCAAGAAATTCATCTTGTGTTCTTCACCTACTAAACTTTGGTGATTACTTGGATCTTGTTCACTACCAATTAACGCCTTGCCTGAACGTTGGTCGTTAGCATGATTGATTTCATATTCTCTTTCTTCAGCAAAACTCTTAACTTTTACATTAGCATGAGCAAGGCCAAGATGCGCAGCAACTATATCGCGAACTTGTACGCTGTTTGCTGGATAATCTGTAGCAACATCAAAAATAGTCATTCCAACATTTTTATGTTCAGGAAATTCTGATTGACGTTCTTGAATTGGTGTGCTTTTACCGGCACTCACGCTTGCTACGTGAAACTGTGCTAATGCCGCCTTAAGTTGTGTAGAACAATCCTTAGGGCAATCTCCAGCAATTTTGACCTTGAATTCGTAAACTCGCTTGCTTTCTGTTAAGTATTCTTTAAATGATTTCATAGTTGGATCCTAGTATTGTATTTATTTTAAATTCTTCAATTTTTCCAACAAGCTATTGCGATCTGTAACAATTACTCCATCTCCCGGAATAGTGACGCTGTCATCAACACCCAGTGCATCTTGGTCTAATTTTTGTTTCTTGAGCTGCAAATCAATCATTTTTAACTTTTTATCAAGTTTTGCACTTTTGGCTTGTATGGCATGACCCAGCATACTGGCGGCAACTTCAAACAATCTACCGCTGTAACGTGCTTCCACATTCATGCCCAAGTCCATGATGTCCTCGTAGGCATCTTTGGCTTTTTGTGCCAGCTCATCCAGTTCAGCATCGCCCACATCACCTAACCCTTTAACTTGCGGTAGGGCTGCACTGATTTTGTCGTACTCGCTCATGTTGCGAATAAACGGCTCAGCCACTTCGGCTTTTTTGGCTGCTTTTTCTTCCTGCTTAACAATTTTCTTGCTCTCAGGTAGATTTAAAATTTCTTCAAGTTTCTTTGTCATAACATTACTTATGCTTATACTTGGCTGAATAGATCATTTTCGTTGAGAATACGGAACTTTATGCCCTGTTGTTTGCACCAAAGACTGGCACTGGCCCACTTGGCTTGATTCTTAACAAACTGTGCTTGATTGTATTTGTTCTTGCCCACACGTTCCAACAGTGTTTGACTGGCTGGCTTGATCTCAATCAATTCAGTTAGCACTCTGCCTTGTTTGTCCACATACTGAATAAAAAAATCAGGTACATAAACTGTTTGTCTATTGGTCAAAGGGTCTCTATAGGGAATTTGAACAGCTTCGCTGGCCCATTTTTGTACACTTTTGTTGTTGTCGCAAAAGGTCATGAATGTATGTTCCCAACTGCTACGGTATATGGGCGATTTGGTGCCAACATATTTTTCAGGGTGTTTTATTATGTATTTGCCGCGAGCGAACTTTGCCATACATTACACCAAAATGTTACGTGACTCGTAAGTGTCAGTGGCGGGTTTGACTCTGTAACCTAGCAGGCTAGTTTTTTCTCTAGTTGCATTTAACACTTGAGTGATCACTTGACTGAGTTGTACATCAGTCAACCCTTTCAAACTGTCCAACAATGCAAATACATTTACATTTTCTTTTCTTGCCTGTGTTAACAATGTGATAGCAATGCTGTTGGCACTGTTGGTGTCAAATCCACGCTTGACAAAAAAGCCAACAACTGAGTCAATCTGTTCTGCTGGAAAACTTATTGTCTTTGTGAAAAAATTATCAAAGAATGTTTTTACATTTTTTGAACTGGTTTGAACTGGTTGTGGTAAATTGGTTGCCATATGTTATCCAAAGAAGGTGTTAAGGTCGGAAGGTGTTGCAGGAATACTTATGTTGTCGCTTACAGTTGGTGCATTAAAAGAACTAAGCGCACCACTGGCATTGTTGTCTGCTCCTGGAAATAGGGCATCACTTATGCCACTTACTGCGCCACTAACAGCATCGCCCACTGCTCCTGCGGCACTGCTTATGGCACTGCCAACGCCGCCCAATGCACTGCCAATGCCATTTATACCACCCAATGCATTGAATATTCCAACACCGGCTGTGGCAAGAGCAATACCACCAGCAATACCACCAAGGGCTCCGCTGGTGTTTTGATTTTCATTAACTGAATTTACTGCGTTGGCCAAAATGCCTGGTGCCAATCCCGTGGTATCAATGGACTGCACAAAACTAGGAGTTCCTGGACTGTTAACAATGGCTCCAACCAATGGGCTTGATCCAAGATCATAGTGTGAATTATTTACAGCAAACCCTTCAACATTTTCTGAGCTAACTTCGCCCACTGTGAATGTCACTCCTTCAAGCGCCAGTTTCATATCAAAGTCATGTACACCTTGATTGGTGTAATCCACTTTGTTATAGTTCCAACTGGTGATTAGTGGATTGATTATGTTGTAGCAAACATACTCATGTCTGGCCATTTGATAAATTTTAATATAATTAAAAAATGGCTGTGTACTTCCATTGTCAAAACCATATGGAGTGGGTATGGCACTGGAATAAGATTGTGTGGCATTACGAGCGTATGCACCTGGATTGGTTCCACTTCTAGCATCCGCATAGTAATAGTTCCAGTATGCTTGCCATAGATGATTGATCAGTCCCATGTTATCGTCATGGAATTTAATTCCTATATCACCGTACTGTGCTTGATACTGTACCACTTTTTTACGGTTGTACTGATTCAGTTTGGCTGTTTGTATTGTAAAACTGGGCAAGTCTATGTTCTTGACCAGCATGTTGATTTCTTGTCCGTAGCGTTGAACCAATTGAGCGTTTTGCAATGCTCCAGTGTTGATGCCAAAGGATACATGAAAGGAAAAGTTGTGTTTGGGGGCCAGTCTAAACTGATCTGAATTGAACAGTTTGGCTGCATGTCTCTGATCTCGTAGAATGACCTGCTGATTAGCATCGCCAGTGTTCAAGCGATTGGTCAGATCCAGTTGCGGGTTAGAAGTGAATGCCATACTAATATTTATCGAAAATATTAACTGCGTACTTAATGATCAGTCAACAAAAAGTCCACCTAAGTGGACTTTGAGTATTAAGAACCGATTACGTTCTGACTTGAACTTGCACCAGGTGTCATTACTGGGTTAGCTGCACCAATAGTTCCGCCTGTTGTTTGAACAGCGTTGTCATATTGAATGCTTAAATCAATAATAACTGGACCTTGTTCCTTGTAGTCCAATGTTTGCCAGTTAGTTGATACTAAGTAGCATCCATAAAGAACCCAAGTTTCGAGAACGTTAGGTGTACTGGTTCCGTTACCACCGTCCAACATTTCAATACGTAATGTGAACTTGTAGTCACCAGCTGAAGCTGCTGAACTTTGTTCAAAGAAGTCGAATTGACGTTGATTTTGTTCGCCGATCAATGTTGTAACTGCACCTGTAACGTCATCACGAAGTTTAACTGCTACTGGGTCCCAAGTTGGCTTACCTGCGTAGTGAATTTTACTGTTGTAAATTTCAATTACTTGATCTGCAAATTTTAGACTTGGACGAGCACAATCTTGAACTTGTTTTGTAAGTTCTGTTGTGCTGTTGTTACCTTGGATACCAAAGTTTTCAAACGTTAGTCTAAAGCGATACTTCAATTTAGGCATTAACATGCCTTGTGAACCTGCGCTTTGGTCGCTTGCTAGCGGTACTGTAAAGTTAGATAATGCTGCGATTGCCATTTAATGTTCTCCTAATTATGCGCCAAGACCAGCTATAGCACCAGTGTTTTCTAGACGCATAGGTATATAGATGAATTCGACTGATTTGACTGGTTCAATTGCTATGTCAACATGTAATTCGTTGGCATCAATTCTAGCCGGTGTGTTATTTGATTTATCGCAAACTACGATAAAGTCATACAGCGCACGTTTAGCTGTTAAATCTAGCAACAGTTTTTCAATTTGTTGTTTGATCTGGTTACGTGTAACAGTGTCGTTTGGCTCAAAAATGTATGGTTTAGCAATTACATTCAATTGATAACGCAAGTAAATTACCAAACGTGCCACGTTGATACGATCCAAGCTGCTGGCCACTAGTTGACGTGTGTACTGTCCGTAAACTACTAGACCTGTTCCAGCAAGATATGTGATTGGGTTTACATGGATTCCTGCCAGTGTGTCACGTTGTCCAACGTTCAATGCTACAGTGATAAACTCGCCTGTATTAACATCTACATAACCAACTGAACTAGCGTTTGTAACACCACCACGACGTACACCAGCTGGTGCAAACCATGGATAAGCTACGTTGTCGCTTAGAGCGATTGTACGCAACATGATGTGACTTGGAGGAACAACAATGTTGTTACCGATTAAGTCTTGTGAGTAACCCCATGGATAGTAAACTGCGCTGTAAGCACTAGTTTCAATTAGGCCTACTGAACCATCAATTGCAGCACCTGCTGTGTTATTACCCCAGTTGCTGAGTGAAGTAGCATCTGGTGTCAAGTGAGCTGGGCTGTCTAATACCACAAATGCGCTGGTACCGTTGTCAGTATTTAAACCAACTAGAGCACTTGCTGTTTCCAAGTATCCTGGGCAAGCCAACAAGTTATAGATAACTGTGTCTGGTTGACGAATGCCTTGGTTGGCTTCAATAGTTGCTGTCAATGCTTCTAGAATCACAGCACGTTGAGCGTTGCTACCAAATGTACCTGAACCGTCCAATTGGTTTGGAGCTGCGCTTACCCAACGGTTGGCATAGTATGAACCCATTGAGCTTGGTGTACCACTTGGTTGATATCTGTAGTTCAAGTTCTGTGTGTTAACATAGTTAACCATATACTTCTTGACGTTGAATCCTGAACGACGTAGGTTCCATAACAATGTTCCTGCTGGATACAATGCTGGATCTGGAGCATCAAAATCCACAAAGTCAGTTAGAGCTAGTGCTGGAATTGTGCTTGATGCATCACCTTCTGCAACACCACCGTCAACACTCCAACGTGCATCAGCAAAAACGATACCCATAGATGTTGTTTGATCCGAGTTGTCTAATTTGACCCATTTCTTTGTTACATAGTTGAACTTGTAGATCTGTGGGAACTGACTGATAACTGCTGTACTGACCCAAATGTCTCCGTGTGCTAGAGCTGCACCAGTACTTTGTACTGTTGGCTGTGTAGCACTTACGATTGGACCATTTATATCTGTTGCACCACCACCAACACCACCGTTAACAACAACTTTACCAGCTGTTGAACCATAACCTCTCCACTTGGAACCATCATTGATCATGATGTCCACGTCAGTGATATCACTGTTGTACCACAATGTTTGATCTGCTGGAGTTGTTGTTGGGCTTGTTGTGCTTACTGTTACAAATCCTGTTGAACCTGTTTCAGTAGCAGTTGAAATCCACAAACTGCCAATAAATGTTGTGCTTGATGCACCAACATCGCCGTCCAATGTGGCAGCATTGTTGTAAAAGTTAGCAGTAGTTGCCACTGGGAACATGGTAGTAATTGGTGTGCCAGTACCGTCTACAAACACCATTTCACCACCAGCTAGGTGTGTGATTGTGATTGCATTGGTTGTTGAATTCAAACTAGCAACAATGTTTGTGTCTGTAATTGCAGCTGTGAACGCTGTCAAGAATGCTGTTGCATCGCTGGTTGCACCTGTTGCGCCGAATGACACTGTGATTGGTGTAGTCATTGTTGCACTACCTGGAACACTGTTACTGAATGTAAATGTGTATGAACCAGATGTTAATGTAGTGGACTTGATACTGATACCAGTTATCACTGTGGCGCCAACTGCACTACGGTGATAAATCTTGAAGTTTGACAACTGTGGACTTGCTTCGTCGTCATTGTATTTTACATACAAAGCACCTTGAGGCAAGTTGATGCCGCCACCCACTGGATCAAGCACTGACAATGCTGTTGCTGCATTTGCATACAAACCAACTGATTGTGTCAACCAAGCTGACTGAGCTGCATTGTATTTCTTGATTACCCAGTTTGCGCCTTGGTTCACTGGAGTTGTTTTGATCCATAGTGAACCTGTTGGCTTTGGTGAGCTACTATATGTACCATAGTTTGGTGGAGTATAGTGTGGAGCAATAGTCAATGTTGGTGCGTAGAATGTTGGAGTACCAGTCCAACCTGCCGAAGCAGCGATTGTGCCAGCCACTGTGAATGCTGTGCCTGTTGAATATAGATACAGGTAGTTGTTGCTGTCTGCTCTGGCTGTGATACCTGGAATTGATGCGCTGTTGATAGCTGTTGCCAATGCGCTCACTGTGCTTACACCGCCAACTGGATGTGCTACACCTGCCACTGTGATAATAAGTGTGTCAGCTGTATCAGTAACTGTCATGCCTTCTGATGTAACTGGGCTGGCATAGCTTTGGTTGATTGAATATGTACCAACACCACCTGGTGTGTAGAAGCTGTAAGTGCCACTGGCTTGTGCAGTCAATGTTACTGGAAGACCAGTGATTGAACTCACTAGGCTAATTGTGCTGCTGGATAAACTAATAATTGTTCCAGCTGGAATGCCAGTACCAGTAATCAATTGTCCATTGATAACACCAGTCACAGTGGTCAAGTTGAATGTGCTAGCACCTTGAGCGCCACCGCTTGAGTATACTGCTGTTGCGGCTGCAGCTGCTGTGCTGGTTAACTGTCCCAAAATCAATGTGTTTGGTGTTAGTGCTGTTGCACCAGTTGCTGTTACTAGGTCACCGTTGGCCAATGCTGCGCCACTTGTGAATGCAGAAACTGTCAAAGTTGTTGTGGTAATTGCACCAGTGAATACCTTGGCTGTACCTGCGCTGATTACACTGATTGCGTTTGTTGATATGGCTGCTGGACGACTCTTGATCCAGTTTGAAGTACCAACTTCAACCCAAACTCCGCCCGCTGTGTCAGTTACTGGCTTCTTGAACCACAGTTTCAACAATGTTGTTGTTGCTACTAGTGCGTACTGATAAATTTGACCATAACTGGCTTTTGGTTGTCCACTAGTTACCAATGTGGAATCAGTGATAACTGTGACCATTTGGTTTGTGAATGTTTGTCCGCCTGTTACTGTGGCTGCAGCACTGTTCCACTCAAACACACCAAAGTTTGTGTCTTGTGTGTCTAACCATACTGTACCATCTGCTGGAGCACTGGTAGGAGCACTTGCACTGGCCACCAATTGGCTAGTGTCAATGTCTGCACGTACCACATAAGCACGGTTACTGACTCCCAAGAAGCTGTAGGCTGCTTGTAGACCGTATTCGTTTAGTTCGCCAGCGTTGACTGGGTTGTTGGCCGCATCAGTTTGGAAGTAAGGAATACCAAAAGTATTGCCAAGATCCATTTGACTGGTTAACAAATATACTGTGCCAGCGTTTCCTGGGATTGTGCCAGCAGCAATGCCTGTGCCAGCGGAATTCATTTTGTTTGCTTGTGAAGCAACGATAATTAAAGGTACTGTACCTGGGGCGCCGGGTGTGTAGAAACTTTCATCTACTACTGTTACGCTTACGCCTGGTGAACTTAGTTGAGCCATATTAGAATCTCCATGTGAACATGTTCTGTAATGTATTTATAGCATTTTGACTAAATGTACCAGTTATACACACCAGAAAAGGTATCGAAAAGGCTTAAATAAAATATGAGACCACTTTGCACCTGCGGAATACGCCCTGTAGCTATTAATTACTATAAAGAAGGTAAGCCTTTTTATAGGAGTCAGTGTGGTTCTTGTATGCGCGGAGTAAAATTACCCCGGTGGTTTACTAGCGGATATAAACTAAAGAATTCTTGCGACAAATGTGGTTTCAAAAGTCCACATAAAGAAATATTTTCTGTATTTCATGTAGATGGCGATCTCAATAACTGCCGTCCACAAAACTTAAAAAGTATCTGTGCTAACTGCGCTCGGATTCTTCATAAAGAAGGGATTCGTTGGAAACAAGGGGATTTGATTCCTGACCTATAACTCTTAATACTTGTTTATATAAATCATCTAAAGTACCGTTGTTCTCAAGTACATGATCAAATTTTGTGCCTACCCAGGCAGTTTCTGAACTATGAATTCCAGCTTTTTCTAATTTAGCTTTACTTAGTGCCCATGAACTATTACCGTCTGGACCACGATTTACACTAACTGCGGCATTATACCATTTAGGTTCAGGGCCGCGAACAACACGAATAACTTTCCCGCCAGCATTTTTAATACTTTTAATTTCATTAGGAAATCTGCAATCACTAATAACAATATCATCTTTACTATTGCGTAGTTTGTTTTCTAAACTAGCAATCCAAATGTCGTCATGAAATCCTTTACGACAAACTTCAGTCCCCCAGTATTGTAATACCCAACGTGGGGTTAGATTAGGCATATCTAAACGTTCTGCCCACCAAGGATCGACTTCTTCTCGCCAT